CGGTCTTCCGAACGACGAAGATTGGGACACCTTCGTCGAAGGAATGCGGTTAGACGAAGGCGAACGGCACCGGGTCGGTTACTCGAAGACGCCGGTTCAATTCGAACCGATAAATGGCAACTATCAGGAATTACAGGTTTTAGACCGCTCGAAGTACTGGGTCACGGTTATCGGGTCGGTATTTAAGGTCAATCCAAGCTATGCGGGCTTCGACTTCGAGAACGTCAATCGCGCTACTGACGAATCCCAACAGTCGGCCTACAAGCAACGCGGCTTCCGCGTCACCCTTCGACAGTTAGAAGAAGCGATTAACGAAGGGCTAATTTGGGAAGACTATTCGAACGATATAAAGTTCGAATTCGAGCAAGAACAAACGCTGGCACAAAAGCGCGAACGGGCGGGCCTTATCGAATCCCAAGCAAGCGCCGGACAGGATATGGCCGACGCCGGGCGCGACGTCGCGTATCGCGACGGTCGGGTCGTGGTCGAAGACGGCGAAATTGAAGCCCCGGACGACGACGGCGGGGGTGGTCTATTCGGTAGTGTCGACGCGAACCCGGGGGTCGACGCCGGTGCAACCGGGTCGCAGAAAGACGACGGCGGCGTTCGACTGCATTATCCGACGGGTGGGGTCGCCCATAGCGACGACACCGACTGGGTCGAATTCCTTCGCGACGTCGCCCGTGCCGGCGGTCGGATAATCGACACGAAGGGGTTCGATAACGGCGACGACCGCGTCTTCCCACCGAAAGAACCCGACCCGCACGACCCGCGAATGGTCGTCTTTGGCTTGGACGAAACAGAAGTGCTTTCGGTCTTAGACCGGCACCCGGACGTTCACCTTCAAATCAACACCGACGCCGATTCGAACGCGAAGTCGGTGTCGAAGGCCGTTCCCGAATCCATCGTCGACAGTATCGGCGAAGACCGATTCGTGCCGCCGGACGGGGCGGCGTCGAATGCCGAAGAAGCCTTGCGGCTTATCGACGAACACGGTCGCGACGTCGCGTCGGGTGGCACGCGGGAAGCATTAGCCCGCGCCCGGCAAATCGTCGAACACGTTCAGTCGGGTGAACCGATGGACGAGACGAACGACGACGGCGTGCCGTTCGTGGTCGAAATAGCGAACTTCTTCGCCCGGCACCGTGCCCAAGGGAACCACGAATTCGACGCCGACCAATACGACGCGAAGTACGAAGACCCCGGGTGGCTTGCCGATATGCTATGGGGGGGCGACGCCGCCGAAGCGTGGTCAACGCCGTTAGCCGACGATATAGACGCCGCCGAAGAAGCCGACGCGGTCAACCCCGAAGCCGCCCGGAAGGCGGCGACGACCGACGCGGTGCTTCTTCGAGCCTACAAGCGCCAAATCATGCCGCCGTCGGTCGACGCTATCGAAAAAGACGCTTGGACGTCGGACGAAGACGTCCCCGAATACGTCGTCGACCAAGTCGAAGACGTCGTCGATACCGACGGGATTTGGGACGACTTCAAATCGCTCCCCGGTCGGGTCGCCGACGTGATTCAGGACACCCTGAAAGACGCTCTTACGCAACCGCAGGGGTGGTCGTTAGATAGTATGGTCGACCGAATGTCAGATGAACTACCGCGTGCCGACCCCGACGACCTTGAAACAATAGCCCGAACCGAATCGGCGTCGGTGCTGAACGAAGCCCGCGAAGACGGGTATCGCGAACGGGGGTTAGACAACGCCCGTTTTTACTGGCAAGGCCCCGACGACTCGCGAACGACGGAAGCGTGTGAAGACCTGAAAGACGACACGAATCCGTCGCACGGGGGCGACCCGGTGGCATTGTCTGAACTTGTCTCGAAGGAACGAAACGTTCACGCCGAATATTTCGATAACTTATCGTTCCGAAAGCACCTGATTCACCCGAACGAACGGCACACGTTCGTCCGGGCGACGGGCACCGGGACCGACATAGACGTCGACGTCGACGTGCCGTCGGCCGCAGAAATGCAGGACGAATTTGACGCCGGTGACGCCGCCGTTGAACCGGCGGAACTATCGGCGAAGGGTATCGCCCACGACCACGACGAACGCTATCACGACGTCGTGAAGCGGGTCGCAAAGGCGACGAATCCCACCCGTCGAATGCGGGAAGTCGAACAAGCATTAGGTGGGCATATCCCCGCGATACTGCGGGAATGCCTCGAAGCGTCGAACGGGTCGAAAGAAGGCGCCCTTCGGGAACTGAACCGCCGGCTTGTCGAAGCCGACGACTACGACCACGACGACCGGGGGCAAGTGTCGAAGCCGACGCTATACAATTGGGCCGGGCGATACGATACGCACGTCGACCACCTGATATGATATACTATGTCGAATGAAAACGAAGTCGAACGACACGACCGAATGCTTCGGGGGCCGACGGACCTAACCGGGGCACTAACGACCGCCGAGTATATCGCCCAATTCACCATTCAACCCGACGGCGAATACACCGGCCGGGGGTTCGACACGCAATCGGTTTGGTACGAGGAAAACGGCGGGTCACTATCGTCGCTTAAGCCCGACGCGACGCTTGCCGAACTGACGACCGACGGTTCACAAACGGATTCAAAGGTGGCTATCGAATCGCCGACGCTTGTGTACCGCCCCGGGACGGAACTATCGGCGTCGACGGGCTTGTTCGTCGACGTCTTGCCGCAGGGGGACGCGACGTATGAAGTTCTATACGGTCGCGAACCACGGACGATTACCGACCCATTCACGGGTGAATCGGTCGACGTCGGGACGGAATACGGCGGCTTTCGGATACGCGAAGACGGGTCGACCGACCGCGACGTCGACCTTGAATTCGTTATCGGGAGCGACCGCGACGGCGACGGCGACCCGACGGAAGTGGTCGTTCCGGTGACGGCGGGCGGCTGGGGGTCGGAAGACTTTATCGGCACCTTCGACCAATCGCAGAACGGCGGGCCGAAGGGTCGGGCGTACGGTATCGACCCCTTGGACGGCGGCGGGAAGACGAATATCGACTTCGACCCGACGAACGGGTACGTATTCGGTATCGAAGTCGGGTGGTACGCCCCGACCGCTATGGTGCCGTACGTCGTGAAAACCACCGACTTGGCCGGCGACTGGAAACAGCGTCGACACCCGATTCTGATTTTCGACCCGGTCGACGGGCCGACGGTTCAGCGACCGAATCAACCGATTCGGGTGGTCGTCGATAACGGCACGTCGGGGCAAGACCTTGCGGCCCGCTTAGGCGGTCGTGCGGGTGCCTTCACCGGCGACTTAGACGTTCAGACACGACCTGATACCCACACCGCCACCGGACAGTCAGTACCCACTACTGGCGGGGTAACGGGGACGGAAGGGCTTAATTGGTATGTGGTTTCGGTTTTGAAATCATGTTCGACCAATCCCGACGCGATTATCTCACCCGAAACCCCGACGTTTTCGGCCGATAATCAGGCCGTCGCTATGACTCGAATCGCCGACGAATCGTCGATAAGCGGCACTATCGAATACGACGAACCGTCGAATACCGCCCGAAAAGACGTAGCATTCGCTATCGACGCGAAGTCGGACACCCCCGACCGACTGTCGTTAAGCACGTCGACGGTCGACGGCGAAGCGAAATTCGACGGCGTGAAGACCGGCGAAGGACTAATCGCGTCGGGCGGGGGCGGGATTGGTTCGGAAGCCCTAACAGCTCCCGATAACGTCTTCGGCTTCCCAATACCCCGCGACAAGGTCTTCATCGTCTTAGTCGCCGCCCGTGGGACTTCCGATATTGCATTAGATACGTCGATTCGCATTATCACGTCGGGATAACGGGGCACCGTCCGGCATACTTATACTATTCGCGCCGAAAGCGGTAGGTGACGGGGCGACCCGTCCGGTCGGTCGCGGGTGTCATAGGGTTCGCACCAAACCTCACCCCCGCACCGCGTCTTCGAATGCCGGCGTTCAACGACCACGTTCCAGATGAACCCTTGTAGGGTTGAAGCGCCGCCGCGCAGAAAACCCAAACCGGGATTGAAACAACCCGCATTCGACGCACGCTTCGACCGCTTCCCCCACTTTATACCACCGTTTAGACGGCCGTGTAGCCGGTTGAAACCCGCTATTTCGAGATTACACTAAAGCGAATACATCGTATAGTGCCCATAGGGTCGGCTTACAGAATGGGCGACGACGACGGACGAACCACAAGCAAACCGTTCAGCGGGCCGAACGGCCAAACCTTCGAAGACTTCGACGCTTGCGTTCGAACCTTCGAAGACGAAGACGGTATCGACGACCCCGAGGCGTTTTGCGGGTGGTTACAAGAAGAAGGCAAAGACGCCCTTAGCGACCCGAACGCCGAAGAAGTGCTTACGACGTTAGAAGTCGAATTCGTCTCACCCGTCGACGAACCGGCGCAAGATAGTGAATGGCTAATCGCCAAAGACGCCGAAGGCCCCGACGGGGAAACCCACCGATGGCAAAGCGAAGCGACGCTTTACGTTCGCAAAGACCGCGACGACGTGAAGCAAGTCGCCTTCGCCCCGGTGTTAATCCCCGAAGAAGCCGATAAGCAAGGCGACGTCATTCCGACGCCGGCTATCGAAGACGCGGCACACAAGTACCTTGCCGAATACCGGAAGGTCGATAGCGACCACGACCTTCGGGACGGGAAGGGCAAGCCGGTCGAATCTTGGACGCTCAAACAAGAGACGACATTCGACCTACCCGACGGGAGCGAAAGCCGCGAATACCCTGCGGGGACGTGGGTAATGGGTATCAAGTTCGACGACACGACGTGGGAACGGGTCGTGTCGGGCGACCTGAACGGCTTGTCGATTTACGGCGGGGCGAAGCCCGTCGACGTCGACGCATTACTCGGCGACCGGAACAAGGCGAGTCACATGAAAAGCGACGACGACGAGACGGCGGATTCGTGCGACATAACGCCGGGGCCGACCGGCACCGTCAAAAGCGAAGACGCCGTTCCCGAATGGTTCGAACGGGCATTCAAGCGCGACGAAGACCCGTGTTGGGAAAATTACGTTATGGTCGGGATGAAGCCCGACCCGAACGGCGACGGCCAAGTGCCGAACTGCGTGCCCGAAGAAGACGCCGACGAACCCGACCTAATGGGGTCGGCGGATATGTCGGTCGTCGACGCATGGAACGAACACATCAAAATGGCAAACGAAGACGACGACCCCGGTGATACGGGGAACGACGACGGCGACGAATCGGTTCACAAACAAGACCTTACCGCCGACGCCGTGTCGGGAATGCTTTCGGAATTCCGAAGCATGGTCGAAGACGGGAGCCTTTCGCAAGGCGCTTCCGTCGAAGACTTCGTTCGGGGGCTTATCGACGCCGGGAACATCGACGAATCGTCGATTACCGGCCTTAGTATGTTCCTCGGCGGCGGTTCGGAACCCGAAGCGGATTCGTCCGACGAAGAAATGTCGGACGACGCCGACGGTGACGACGACGACGGTATCGACTTGGACGCCGACAAGTCCGACGGCGCCGGCGACGCCGACGGCGGTGACGACGGTGACGTCGACAAGTCCGACGACGACGACGGTGTCGAAAAGTCGGTCGGCACCGACGACGGGTCGTTCGACGACGCCCCGGAATGGGCGAAGGCGCTAAAGTCGGAAGTCGACGACCTTCGAGACAAGGTCGAAGACCCGCCGAACGCCGACCGAATGTCGAACGCCGACGACCTAAGCGACCGAATCGTGAAGGACATAGCCGGCGTCGACGACCCGGACGTCGCTCGAAAGGCGATTCGGGAACAAGTCGAAAAGTCCGGTGAAGCGGTCGACGGCGTCGACTACGACGGTATCACCGACGGCGAAGACGCCGACGCTTCGGCTTCCGAATCAAGTGCCGCCCATTCTGCCGCCGCGAACACGCGAATGGTCGGCGGGGACAACTAAGGTTACAGAACAATGCGACAGGACTACGACACGGTCACGAAGGCGAGTACCGCACGGGGCGGAACAATCAGCAAGAAGGAACAAGTCGAAGCCCACGAATCGGCGTTCGGCGACCTTCTTCACACGGTCGCGAAGGAAACGGGTCTTCCCGGTGACGAAGTCCTATACAAAGACTACATGGGCTTTCACACCGGCGGCGAACCCGTCGACCTTGTGTCGAAGATGTACGACGCCGGGTGGGACGACCGCTTCACCGAATTCAACAAACTGGTTCGGGAAGGGGCCGAGATTCGGGAAGCGGCGAAGCAAGCCGTTGCGAAGGCGGCCGACACGACGAACTTTTCGCTCCCTATTTTCGTCTCGCCCGACGTCACTATCACCGACCGGGAGCAAACGCCGGTCGCCGACATGATAGCCCGCGTCGCGACGGACGAAGCGGTCTACAAAACCGACGAACTAACCGAACACGGTGACGTCGAACGGTACTACGAACCGGGGACGAATTCGGGGAATTCCGAAACGTGGGTGCAGAACGAAGACACCTACGCGACCCATTCGTACGACATAGTACCGTACGGCAGGCAAACCGCCGTCACCGACTTCCTACAACTCGCGACCAACACCCTTCGGTCGTCCCGGTCGCTAACCGAAGAAGCGTTAGTCCGGTCGGTCCGGCACTACGAAGAAGCCCAAGCGATTCAGGGAC